GTAGCAGCGCCATGTATTTCTGAGTTGTCATCTGTTGCCACTAATAACATCATCTGTCCTGTTACTAAATATACTTTTATCTGATCGGTGGTGTACTCTGACTCACCAAATTTTTCTTCAGCACTTTTAATAAACGGCTCAACCTTAGACCAAATCTGGTTAACTAACTGAGTTGGTACAGGTTGAACTTTATATGTCATTTAGGTATAAACTTATTTGTCTTAACGGCTGGAGCTTGCTTCTTTTTGCCAGTCCTTGCCTTACGTACATTATCCATCATGTTGTGTAGTTTCTTAGCGCCTGCATCAGTAGAGCCGTTACCTAAATGTGATACTACGTCTGCTGGCACAACAAACTCACCGTCAGCTAACCGAGCTGGCTGACGCCTCCCAATAATTGCAGGGATGTTATCGCTCATGCCATCACCAGGCCCTTTTAATAAGCGGGGATTGCCTCCAGCAGCATAGCCACCTAGATTAGCCCCCATAATCCCACCACTAGCAGCATACTCATACTCGTCGTTTTTTTCTGCTTTTTTACCTTGGGGCTTCATATTTAACTGTCCCATAGATCTGCTGGCACGCGGTAATTTAGCGTCTGTATCTACATAGTTCTGTTTCTCCAGCGCAGCCTGCCTTGTCATAGCAGCATCTAAAGCGCTTTTATTCCTAGTTGAGGCGCTAGTATCACGGAAAATACCTGGATCGCCTTTTTCGGTTGGAGCTTGGTATCTAGATTGTGGGTCGTACATGTCTAAGAACCGCTGCGTTGCGCCATATACGTCACCGCGCCCGCCAGAACTAGTAGCTAACTTACCGCGGTAATAACGGGGTATAGATGTAATACCACCTTCTGCAAACGTTCTTTGAGCACCCGCATCTACCACTTCCATGCTGGTTGGACGCTGTGTTGGTAAGGCATATTGGGTTTTATCAATCATGCCCTGTGGGTATAAACCGCCTTGTGGGTTAATAGCCGTGTTCATTTGGCTCATACGCTCTACAGGACCTCCATTAGCGTAGGCTTCTGTAATACCACCAGAGGCATAGTTGTAGCGCCTTTCTTCGTACACATTAGGTGGACTATAAGGACCACCTTGAAAATTTGCTGACAAACGAGGTCCTGTGTAAGTTTCGTCATCTTCAGGTTGTTGCTGCCCATAATTTTGGTCTAAAGCCCCAGTAACACTAGCAACGCCATAAATACCAGCCCCTGTTAAGAATGGGTTTTCTTTAGCAAAATCAGTAAAGCCCCGTATAAAGCCGTTGCTTGCTGGAGCAGTACCAGCCTCACCAGGAAGTACATTTAGTCCTGTATTAGACTGAACAAACGGGCCAGGTGCTGGCGCAGGAGGAGGCGTTACAGGTGAGGTATACCCTATGTTATTAATGCCAGCAGACTGCATACCCGTACCTTGCGCTGCGATTGCATCAGCTGATCCTTGGTTAACGGCGTTTATCATTTCCGGAGTAATTTGTTCAATACCTGCGGGAGCTACATTAGTAGCAGCTTGGCTTAAAAGCTCAGGAGCAGCTTGTTGAACGACTGTATCAAGGGGAACTGCATTAATAGCAGCGGTGTTAACCAATTCAGGAGCGGCTTGACTTAAAAGTTCGGGCGCTATTTGTTCGGAGCCGCCACCAAGTCCACCTGTTACAGCACCAGCAGCGCCGCCAATAAGAGCCCCTTTAAGGGCATCATCAATGCTATTACCCTGAATTAATTGGCTACCTGCACCAACCCCTGCACCAATAGCTGCTGCTGTACCGACGGCTGCCCAAGTCATAGTTTTTCTCCTTCAATTCCAACCAAGTCATTAACAGACGCTATTAAGCCTAAATCACCATAATTTGGGGCTATAACTTCATCTTCAATTTTGTCTAAATTCTCTTCGCCTACATAGGCAGTTAAATGTATAGTTGTCCAAATAGTATCTTCGTGGGCATATACGGCTCTTTTTAGTCCGACTTCAGATACAAATGTACAAGGTCCTTCTAATTCTTTCTTACCAAATTCGGTAAACACCGTAACTTTTCCCTTGGAGATGATGTTAAGGTGCTGGTGCTTATGTATTTTACCTATAACTAAGCTTCCTTTGCGTAAAAGTATTTCTCTCGCATAGGTGCAGCATCCGTACTTTTCATCTACTGGAGAGAAGTAATGCTTTAAAGGGCTGTCGTCAGGCACTATTTCTCCTGATGCAATCCCGTCTTTAAGGCCCCGCTCAACAGCTAAAACGTCCTGTCTGAACTTTACCTTCTCTGTGCTGTTTTGTATAGCGTTTGTCATTTAAACCACTGTTCCAGCAGCGTTAATCCAGTTTGTTCCGTTCCAGTAAATTGGCCTGCCAATAGTCGTATCAAAGTAATACTGTCCTACCTCTAGCCGCTCGGTTGGTCTGTTTGCTGTAGTACCAGAAGCAGGGATTGTGACACTCTGGGTAAAGTTGTCAATCTGGTTAAAATATAAACGCAAGGCGTTATTAAGCTGGTCAATGTAGCGCTGGTCATAAACAATCGGCGCAACCAGTAAATTGGGTGCTTTAGAGGGGCGGAGTGGGGTAACAGCCATTAACGTCTACCATCATTTCTAATGTCAATCCGTGGGCTACCTAACTGCCAAGCTACGCCTAAGTCGGTAGACGTAATTCTAAATGCCATCTGGCGTCCACGAAGGCGGGTATATACCTGCCCATCAAATAACTGCACGTCATAATTCCGTTGACCTGTGTAGTTCTGGTCGCTTTGCACATCGGGCGAATCCGCTAATCCATAAGGGGCACCAGAGTTTCTACGGGGGCGAACCGTCATAGTGACTTTGGGTTCATTTACATTAGAACCGTTAAACGTAATGTCTGGCAGGATGCGCCATACAAAGCCAAAGTTGTGCCCGTCACCAATGTCAAAGTCAGACGACTGGATATACGACTCAATCGGTGCTGGGGTTAACCCTGATACATCATCTACGTTGGCTTCATGGTACAGGATACGGCTGTCTGTTGGGTAGGCAGCCATTGGGAACTGACGTAGTGGGGAATCAAGCCAAGCAGTTCTGTTCATTGTGCCGTACGACCATACCCGCTCGAGGTAGTTGTAAATGATGTACTTATCAATCGTATTACTGTTTTCAGAGCAATAGAACCACCATACCTCGCTGTACGCTTCGTTTGAGCCAGCAAACATTTGGAACGCTTGATCCCTATTAATATCTTCAAATACATACTTCCAAAGCGAGCAAGGCAGGGTTTCTACACGACCTGTGTATGAGAAGAACTTATCTACACCCATCCAGTAAGTTACGTTATTAATCGTGATTGCGGCATTTGGTGACATGATGGAGATGTTGTCTTGCAACAACTGAAAGCCCCAAACATAAGGTGGCCCTAAGTACTGCATAGAGTAAATAGCGGCATCAGACCAAACCAGAATCTCTTGGCGGGTAGATTCCGCACACATAATGAACGAGCCGATGTTAAGGCGGTATTCGCCTGACTGATTTGTAACGGCTGGAACCCAGTCAAATGGGTTTTCTTGGTCAGACCAGCGCACTAAAAGAGGGTCAAATGTTGTATTAGCGTCACCTGGATCATATGGATTAGATCCAAAAGCAATAGCAAAACGCTGAACTACCCCTGCCAGAATTTGATTTGTTCTATTTGGTACAAACTGCCCCGCAAAACCTGCATTGGTTGAAACGGTATTTAACAAAACTGCCCGTTCTGTAACGCCAAGAGTTGCATCCCAGTAATAAATAGCGCCGCCACGAGGGGCAATAAGCAGGTCTTCACCAAAGTTGTCATTAGTCCAAAGACGTAACTGCTGACCAATACCCACAGCAGCGGCAGTGCCCCAACCACGGAATGGAGCTACGGGGGTTGAAACTACAACGGTTCCACCAGTTGGGCCGTTATTAGAAGTCGTATACGTAGTAGACCCAATAACCGTTGAGAAGGTGTAAGCATTGGCGTTCACTACAGTAATCGGAAACGCCTTAATAAATGGGGTAGACGCTATACCGCAGACGTTACCAGATATGCTGTTGAAATAAACTGCGTTGCCGTTGGATAAGCCGTGAGCAGTTTGCGTTACGGTTACGCTAGTACCAGGACTTGTACAAGTAAATGGGTTGGTAAGTGACGTTTGAATATAAGTAGGCCAAGCACCAGCACCCCACCCAGTGCCTACAACGAATGTATCTAAACCAGTATTAATCTGAAAGGCTACATTTATGGTATTGCCTCCACCAGCAGTTACTGTGGTGTTGGCTGTATTTGCAACTACAAACGAAAACCTAGTGGTATCAATATAAGTAATCTGGTGCTCTTGGTTAATATCCGCAGCTGTAATCGTACCAATAGCATTAGCGCCAGTAATGGTTACAAAGTCATTAGTCAGGCCGCCGTAGTTGGGGATAGTTAATGTAACTACATTAGAGCCGTTGCTAGTAGCAATGCAGTTAACCGTGTTTGGGGTGGAGGCTGCGGTAAAAGTAACACGGATAGGCGTAACGTCATTGTACGCACCACCTTCCTCAATATAGTATTTTAGGTTAGTTCCAACCCCTAAAAGGTTAGATCCGTCCAAAGTAATCCAGTTCCACAAAATACGGCAAACACCCATAAACGTGTCATTGGATAAGCGGATCCAGCCGCCAATCTTTTCAGGAAAACCAGAACGAAAACGCACCTTGTCGCAGGCGTACCAACCCCCTTCGTTACTGTAATCAGTACCTTCTCTGTTAACACCTGGACGAAACTGTAATTTCTGTAATGGCATGGGGTTTACCCTAACATTTTGAGTGCTTCTTCTTTGACCTCGGCAACACGCCTCGACCAGCCCTTACCAAAGGTTTCAAAGGTCTTAAGTGATTGTAAGAACTCTAGCCGTTTTGCGCAATACAGTTCTACTAGTCTAGCTGGGTCTTCTTCGGCCTTTTTTACGGCTGCCAGAGTAGCAGGGCCAAAACCACCATCAACAGTAACCCCAACACACGACTGCAAAAACTTAATGGCACGACCTGGGCCTGAGTTAACAGCGACATCGAAAACGCAGTAATCAACCCCAGCCACAAGATCATCAGCTCGGCAAGCATCCCAGTATTTCCTCTTGTATAAAGGCTTAACCATTATCGGTGTCAAAGCCCGCATCTCTTTTTCAGAAACAGGTCTGCCTAGCCATTCTTCCCAAACCCGCTGTGTAACCCCTAAATTAGTGCGCCCCCCAGGATCTTTTGGGTGGTCAACGTAGCCTCCCTCGTGCTTAAGGATTAACTCAAAGCAAGTATCAAAGTTGCTCGTCATTTCTTAAGGTTTGCCATGATGCGTGTACCAAACAGGAATCCAAACGCAATGTTGGCGGCTTCTATGCCAATTCGCTGAATCTCTGGCGCAACAGGTAAAAACAATGTGCCTATGCCTACGACAATTACAAACAATGCCCCTAAATAACGGCTAGATGCCCTTAAATCAACTACCCATTGACTAGGTGAACCGTATGGGTTGTCCAGCGTAGCAAGGGCTTGTAGCTTGTTTATTTCGTTATTGTCTAACTTAATTTGCTCATCAACAGAGACAGGTTTTACACCGCCCGTAACCATTCCAATAAGGGATTTGATGCCGTCAATACCTACTGGGACTAAAGCACCAATAATGGTTTCTAAAATCATTACATTACTCCGCCACCAGAAAACAGGTGTGCTACTACAATAGATACGTGCTGCTCAGGCTTCTCTAAGGAATGCCCACAGTCACCGCATACTTTCATGGCTAGTTCGGTTTCGTCTACGTCACGACTGCAATTAGGGCAGTATATTTCTACCGTATGGCGTGGCTTAAATTCGCCGTCTTCTATCGAGTCTTGGATTGTTTTAATCATAGTAGTCCTTAGTTTTTCTGAGCAATAATTAAATCAACATACTTAATAGCAAGATCAACAGTACCTGATCCTGAACTAAAACTAAACGGGTGAGTGTGGCTACCGCCCCCGCCAGTGGCGTTGGTTGGTGAAGTTCCAATAGGAGTAGCGCTACCAGCATTTCCAAAACGAATTCCTGGAGCTCCTGGACCTCCAAACGCATTAATAGTGTGGTCATGAGAAGGAATCTGAGGGGTGCTTAATGTGGTTGCGCCAGCTGAACCCGAAACAGAAGAAACAGTAACTGACGTAGAAGAACTAAACGCACTAGTAAAGTTTAAAGAACCGCCAGAACCTACACTGCCACTAACTAATCTAAATCCAGCATTATCTACGCTAGTGCTTTTAGTCCAACCAGTTGGCGCCGCTGTTTGATTAAACGTCATGCGGGTACCAGACGCAAAATCCGCAGCACTAGAAACCCAAGTAGTGCCGTTCGAAGTAAGCGCATTACCAGACGTACCAGGAGCTACAAAATTAACACTAGAAGTGCCATTCCCAAGAATTACGTTATTAGCAGTTAATGTGCTTTGTCCTGTACCACCTCCAGAAACCCCTAAAACAGCACCGTTTACAAAAGCACCTGACGCTGCAATAAAATTAGTTCCGTCGCAGTAGACCCAAACAGTAGTGCCATTAGGAACAGATACTGAAGATCCACTAGCCGCACGAATATTAATGGCAAAACCGCCAACCGTACTGTTTTTAACCACATAAAGTTTTTCAGCTAATGGAGCAATAATATCTCGCACTGCAGCATTTGTACCACCAACCACTAAAACAGCGTTTCTAGCCTCATCTGACACACCGTTAAAGTTAGTTAGGGTGTAGTTTGCGTCTGCCATGGTAATGTTTACCACGCCTGTAATAGCCTGTTCTAAAAGAGTGCCTAGGTTTGTATTGGTAGTTTGGCCCCAAATACCAGACTGTTCGCCGTCGCCAATAAGCTCTATGCGTAGTGTTGGTGAGAATGTACTTGCCATAACCTGTCCTTAATTATCAAAGCCCGAAGGCACTAATACTTTTGTCCAATTTGGCGTCTGGCTTGGGTTTATCTCGCTCCATGCCGATACCTGAGTTGGGTTAATTTCTTGCCAATCTGGGGTCTGATCCGTATCAATATTACCCCAAACGTTAACTACCTTAAGTTTAACAACTGCCTTGACTCCTGTCACTAAAACTGTTGCAGTGCCAAATACGGTTACATCGCCTATTCTGCCTATGGCCTGGGTGCCCGTTACAAATACATCTGCGTTTGCTTTTGCTTCTACATTGCCAATCCTGCCTACTGCCTGAACGCCAGTTAAATCTACTACGGCTGTTCCCGTTACGTTTACATTCCCAAGGCTCCCTACAGCATATACCCCAGTAACTAGAATAGTGATACTGTTAGCAATATCTACATTATCGATGCGCCCAACAGACTGAACCCCAGTCACATCAACCGTTATGCCGCCTGTAACCCCAACGTCACCGATTACACCAATTGCATTAACGCCAGTTAGGTTTACTACCGCACCGCCAGTAACGTCTACGTTACCAAGCCTTCCTACAGCGCTTACACCAGCCAAATCAACTACTGTGCCAGCCTGAACCGTGACATTTCCAATACGGCCTACGGCAAAAACTCCAGTTAAATCAACAACTGCGCCTGACTGAACTTCTACGTTACCTATACGCCCTACGGCGGATACACCCGTTAAATTAACTACGGCGCCAGCAGTTACGGTTACATTTCCGACCCTACCAACAGTCTGAACACCTGTTAAATCAACCGTTACGCCACCAGAGAAAGCAACATCGCCAATTCTGCCTACGGTAGTTACGCCCGTCAGGCTTACCGTTACACCACCAGAGAACGCTACATCGCCAACTCGCCCTACAGCGGATACACCCGTTAAATTAACTACGGCGCCAGCAGTTACGGTTACATTTCCGACCCTACCAACCGCATTTACGCCCGTTAAATTAACTACTGCACTAGCTTGGGTATGAACAGTACCAACCCGTCCAACAGCGTTTACGCCAGTTAAAGTGGTATTAGAAGCTGCCTTAACATCAACAGTGCCAACCCTACCTACTGTCGTAACACCTGTTACAGCGGTATTAGAAGCTGCTACAACCGTTACAGTACCAACCCTGCCTACTGCATTAACGCCTGTTACCGCAAGAATCTGGTCGGTGACAAAACTAACTGTACCAACTACACCAACAGCTGTTACGCCAGTTAACTGTACTGAAATACCTTCACTAGTCTCGCCAGTATCAGCAAACGGCGCCGCTGCGTAGGGCGAAAAGCCAAAAGTCATATCTTAGCCTATACAAACCACGTTACTATAGAATACCGTGTACCGCTAGTCACAGGCATAATTTCGTGAGGGTACATAAAGTTAGAAGGAAACATCAGAGCATCTCCTTTTTTTAATTTGTATACGAGCTCACGCCCAAAAAAAGCAAGCTCCCCGCCTTCGTAATCATCATTTAACGCAAAAGAGCAAGATATCTCACGTGGTCGTTCTTTAAACGAGTCTGTATGTGGTGTATAAAATTGACCAACTTCATATTTTAGTAGATCATATCCAGTATCTTCTCTAGTGTTACAAGTTGGGTATTTTTGTTTATACTGCTTTATTACATTAGCAGCAGCAATATATAAATAAGAATCTAATTCTTTTCTTATTTTATGGTTTTTATTAATTATGTCGTTGTACGAAATACCAACTATTGAACACTGTCTTTCAGCATCTGTTTTTCCAGCTGCTGTAATTGCTTGAGTCCACGAATCACAATTTTTATACTCGTTAAGCACAGCAGCACATAATGCTGGTGTAACAGCATTAGGAATAATAACAATGTAGTCTGATAATTGATTCATTCTATTTTTGTTACATCTATTTTGCCGCTAGATTCAGTGCTTGGATTTTTAACAACATTTTGATTTTGCCCATTGTAGTTCTCAGGAGGGCCCCACCAATGACAAACTTCATAAGGAATCATTACACCGTCTGGAAACATAGATGGATCAGCAATATCTTCAATACGTTCCCCAGTCCGCATGGCGTGTATACAATAAGCAACCGTATTGTTTTCTAAAGCGGTAAAAGCGTGTTCCGCATCTTTTTTAATGAATATCATGTGCGGTGCATTAAAAATGGTTTCTTTGTCATTAACAACGCACTTAACTGAACCAGCTGCTAAAAGTGTCAAATGGTCAAAAGAATGAGTATGGGTATGCTCAGTATCGCCCGCATTTTTAAAGTGCATCATACGGCTATATAAGTTAGACACACAACCAATTTTTACCTCGAGCGACATTTTTATTTCCTTTTATCAAAATAAGCCCAAGCACATGGGCCGTTGCTACGAACATAGTGTAAAAATACTTGGCTATAATTTTGCCCGCTAAACGGCGTGTTTCGCCAATGATCTGCAATGCAACCCAGATATAACATAGCATCACCTTTATTCAAAGTTAAATCAACTTCTTCTCCGTTTGGCTTTTGAATGCCAATATCCCAATTTGTGTCGCTGCCTATATGCAACGTTAAACTTATTTCACAAGCTGGTCTATCTCTATGCCTGTTAAGTACTTCTCCATTTTTATATATACGAGCATACGTATATGTTGGTAATACTTGTTCTTCAACCAAAACACTAACGTCGTTTACTTTTTGACAAAGTAGCTCAAGAAAAGGTTTAAAGTTATAAATAGCTGGTGAATTTGGAACTTGGGGGTCTTTCTCGTATTGACCGCTTTGTTCTAGCTTATAAAATTCTTGATGCAAAACTTTAGCATGTTCCTCACTAATAAAGTTTGGGACAAACAAAAAATTATTTTGCTCAAGCTGTGCGTTCACTATACGTTTGTCCAAACTTCTTGTGGAAGGCTAGGCCAGTCAATGTTTCCAGCAACTGGATAAACGGCATATTGACGCACTGCGTTACGATAGGTAATAAAGTCTTGCGCATTGCTTAAATAAGGATTACTTTTTGCAGGATCAGCAACATCAGGAATAGTAGTCCAATCCGTTGCTTGTAATTTACTTACAGCGGTTGCCTTGTTTTGTGCCGCTACTGGGGGTTGTGGAGGTACTGGGGTATTAGCTTCAGTCCATTTTGTCATGCAGCAGCTTGCCCATGCTGGTAACTCCGTAATAGGTTGATTTTCTACTAATGGAGAATTATATTCAATCCAGCCAGCAGTGTCTTGCCATTGAAGAGCGTGAATATCAGCAGGTATATTGCAAGAGCTAAGGTCAAGATCGCTGTAAAATTTGCCGTCTTCGCCAACTGCTCCGTCAGTAGGGGTAATAGTTAATTTCATTCTTCAATGCTCCTAATTAATTTGGGTTGCTCTTCGTTTTGCACATGCACAATACCTGCGGTTGCCAGTAAAAGTTGTTGGGCTTTTTCGTTTGATTTAACCATTTCATTTCTAAATGACTCAACTGCAGCACCAGTACTACGTTGTTGCCCAGAGTTTTCAATTAAAAGCATAGGAAGCCAAGATATTGCGCACTCGTAATTATCTACTTGGGCCCCACTATTTATGTCATATCCTTGCACACGGGTATACCAAGCACATGTAAGACCCACACAGTCTTTTTTAATTAGTGGACAAAAAGTCCCGTTTTTAAGTGTCCCCATTATCAATCCTTAGTTGCGCGTATAACGTCTACGTATTTTACCGCGAGGTTAATTGCATTACCCGTAAATGTACCTGAACCACTTGAGAAGCTGAACGGGTGGGTATGGCTACCTGCACCTCCCGTGTTGTTGGTTGATACAGTTCCAATAGGAGAAGCGCTACCAGCGTTTCCAAAACGAATTCCTGGAGCTCCTGGACCTCCAAACGCATCAATGGTGTGGCTATGAGAGGGAATTTGAGGCGTAGTAAGCGTTGTAGCACCTGCACTACCTGCAACTGCTGTAATACTTACCGAACCTGTTGGGGTTTGACTTGCAAACGCTGTAGTGAAATTAACACTACCACCTGTACTTGCAGTTCCGCTTACAACACGAAGTCCCGCATTATCCTGATCGACTAACTTTGTAAATCCTGTTGGGGCTGCAGTCTGACCAAAAATCATCACCGTACCAGCAGGAATTACTGTGCCACCTGAAACAGCTGCCCACGTAGAATCACCACGTAAATAGGTAGAAGCGTTAGCCGTACCAGTAGCAAGGCGGGCTGTAGCTACCGTACCAGATGAAATGTTTGAGGCATTAATGGCAGTAAGAGCTACGCCATTACCAGAGATACTAGTAAAAGTACCTACGTTAGCAGTAAACGATCCATTGGCATCTCTGGCTACAATCGTTGAAGCGCCGTTGGCTGAAGCAGCAGTTGTTCTAGCGTTGTCTATTGTTCCAGAAGTAACGTTTGAGGCGTTAATAGCGGTTAGAGCTACGCCGTTTCCAGAAATAGATACCGATGTAATAGCACCTGCACTAAATTCACCAGAAGTTCCACGAAGAACAATAGTCGATGCGCCGTTGGCGGTAGCCGCTGTAGTCCTGGCGTTTGCTACTGTACCTGTAGTTACGTTTGAACCATTAATTGCACTAATTGCCGATCCATTAGCTGTAATGATGTTTGCTGTGAAAGAGCCGTTAGCATCGCGAGCCACAATCGTGGAAGCACCATTGGCATCAGAGGCGGTTGTTCTAGCGTTGGCAATTGTTCCGCTAGATATGTTAGATGCGTTAATAGCTGTTAAAGATACCCCATTACCAGATACGCTAGTGAATGTACCCGTTGTAGCAGTAACTACGTTACCCGCAAAACTTCCATTTGTGTCTCTAGCAACAATCGTTGAAGCGCCGTTAGCTGAAGCAGCTGTAGTAGCAGAGTTGGGAATGCTTGTTAGGCCAGAGCCAGAACCTGTAAATGAAACGCCAGTAATTGCACCAGCAGAGAACTCACCAGAAGTTCCTCTTAATACAATCGTGCTTGCGCCGTTAGCGGTTGCTGCGGTAGTTCTAGCGTTAGCTATGGTTCCAGTTGAAACGTTTGAGGCGTTGATTGCTGTTAATCCAGCACCGTTACCAGATACTGCGCCACCACTAAGAGTGGTTACGTTAACCACATTGGCAGTAAATGAGCCGTTTGCATCTCTGGCTACGATTGTACTTGCGCCATTAGCAGAGGCTGCCGTTGTTCTGGCGTTATCTAAGGTTCCAGTAGTAATTGCCGAGGCATTAATTGCTGTAAGTGAAGACCCATTACCTGAAACAGAAGTAAAAGTTCCTGTAGTACCCGTAATCACGTTTCCAGCAAACGAGCCGTTGGCATCCCTTAAAACTAAGGTAGAAGCGCCGTTGGCTGATGCGCCAGTTGTCCGAGCGTTAGCTACCGTACCCGTAGTTACGTTTGAACCGTTAATTGCACTAATTGCTGCGCCGTCACCTGTAAATGAAGCGCCAGTAATTGCACCAGCAGCAAACTCACCCGATGTACCACGGAGTACGATAGTTGAAGCCCCGTTAGCTGTAGCCGCTGTTGTTCGTGCGTTAGCGATTGTTCCGCTAGATATGTTGGAAGCGTTGATATTGGTAAGGCTTGCTCCGTTACCAGAGATAGTTGCGGTAATAACGTTTGCAGAAAAAGAACCGTTGGCATCACGAGATACTATGGTTGATGCGCCATTGGCATCAGATGCCGTAGTCCTTGCGTTTGCGATAGTGCCACTAGATATGTTTGAGGCATTAATAGCGGTTAGCGCAACTCCGTTACCTGACACAGAAGTAAATGTGCCAGTTGTTCCTGTTATTACATTCCCAGCAAAGGAACCATTAGCATCACGAACAACAAGAGTGGAAGCACCATTGGCAGAAGTAGCATTAGTCCTGGCATTGTCTAAAGTCCCCGAAGTAATTGCTGTAGCGTTGATAGCAGTAAGGGCGGAGCCGTTACCAGAGAAAGATGTACCTGTTATTGCACCAGCAGCAAATTCACCAGAAGCTCCGCGCAGAACAATAGTAGAAGCGCCGTTACTAGAGGAAGCAGTAGTTCTCGCATTTGCAATAGTCCCCGTGGTTACGTTAGACCCGTTAATAGCTGAGACGTTAGAGCCGTCACCAATAAAGAAGTTAGCCGTAATAGCATCAGCAGCAAAGTCACCAGCGGCGTCTCTTAAAACTATTGTGCTTGCTCCATTTGCGGATGAAGCTGTAGTTCTTGCGTTTGCTATGGTCCCGCTTGAGATGTTGGAAGCGTTAATAGAAGTGATGGTTGTACCAGCACCAATAAAGTTTGCCGCAGTTATGTTGCCAGCACCAAAAGCCCCGTTGGCATCACGAACAACAAGAGTGGAAGCACTGTTTGCATCTGAAGCCGTTGTTCTAGCATTGGCAATCGTGCCGCTAGTGATGTTTGAGGCATTGATAGCGGTTAGGGATACACCGTTACCTGATATGTTGGTAAAGTTGCCTGTCGTACCGTTAAACGTTGTGGCATTTGATGTAGTCGCCGTAATAAGGTTAGCGGTAAATGAGCCAGTAGAATCACGCAATACGATGGTATTTGCACCATTTGATGCGGACGCTGTGGTTCTTGCGTTGTCTAGCGTACCTAATGTGATACTAGAAGCATTAATAGAAACGTTAGAGGCGCTTGTAATTTGGCCTTGAGCATTAACCGCAATCTGAGATACTGCGCCAGCATTACCATAAGTTCCAGCTGTAACGGCTGTATTAGAAATACTAAACGTGGTATTTGTAAGGCTGAGTCCTGTGCCAGCGGAATAAATCTGGGCAGAACCAATCTGTGCAAACGTAATATTTGTTGTGCCAAATGTAATAGTTCCTGGAGTGGTACATGTATAAACCTCGCCAGCTCCTGTATTACCAGACTGTACAAAGAATGTAGAGCCTTCACTTAAACCAGCAGAACTAGCAACAACATAGGTATCAGCATCGGTTGCACGAGTTAGAACCCACTGTGCAGAAGCATTACCTGGATTAGTAACTGTGTACACGCCATTTTGTACCGCATTAGACTGGGTATAAACTAAAACACGAGCTGTGTTAGATAGTGACACGCCATCAATACTTAAAGCTACGTTTGCACCGCTATTGGTTAGCGTAGCGCCTACGCCGTTACCTGCGCCGCCTGGTTGGTTGTATGTAGCAGTTAAAGCCGTTGGAGACTCAACAAGAACAGGAGTATGGTAATGGACACCAGCCGCAACAATTCCGTCTACATACTGTTTATTGACAATATCCGTAGCATTGGCAGCATTGGTCGTTATGGTTCCAGCCGTTACAGTAACTGTGTTTGCTGTTAGGTTTGTGGTATTTATATTGGTAAAGGTAATGGTATTTGCACCGTTACCAAACGCCTCTACTTTGCCAGTAGCGTCATTAATATAAACCGCTTCACCAGCTGGCTGCGTAATAAATACTTCTAAACCGCTTGCGCCCGCAGTAAAGTTGGTCTTAGATCCTGAATTAGATGAAGAAAAAACTGTATCTCTACTTAACGTAGCTGGAGACGTAAATGTACCAACGCCAACCTCCCATTGGGTATCAGACCCAGCGGTTAGGTTATGGATGGTGTAATAAACGGTAGAACCAGTAGCTATAGCGGCGTTAAACGTTTGATAGCCAGGAAATGCGCCAGTAAGCGTAATACTACCCGTGCCAGAGCTAGAGCTAGTTTCCTTAACCCTATCTTTTAGAACCAAAGCCATACGGCCCCCCTAAATTAGGTAGCTGTCAAACGAATAATTGCGTTGCTTGCATCTGCTGTTGGGAAATTAACTGCAAAAGTACCGTTGGTCGATGTCTTATCACCACCAAATGCCAATACAGCAACAGCTGCGTTTGACAAGTTAGCGTTATAAATCAAAGCGCCGTTAGCAGTAATTGTTGCATTTGCCCAAGACGTATTGGAGAACGAGATAAAAGCTACGTTTCCAGTATTAGTTGGGGTTACGCTAACTGCTAAAGTGTTACCACCAGCACTGTAGTTACCTGTTG